TTCTTGAGGTGTTATATAACCTCTTTGCTCTTTGTTAGCTATTGCTAATACTCTTTGGTATACTGTATCTACGTTAACTGCCATATTAATTTATTTATAGTAAGTAACCACCTCATAGAGATGGTTACCTCTATAAGTGATTATTATTGTAATCTTTTTTCAATAGCTTTAACTACTTCTAAACCGTCATCGGTTTTAAACCAAGCAGATATAGCTGAGTATGGGTGTTCTTCAAAAGGAACTTCAAATAACTTTCTACCGTTACTTGCCCATTGGAATGATCTGTTATCTGATGATAACTTTATAATATTAGCTTCAACAGCTTTTATTGCAAAGTTTCTTAGATGAACATCATCATCTTGCATTAATTGTAAAAACAAAGCTGATCTCTGTTTAGCAAACAATAGAATATCTCTTTGTATTTCTTTTGAAGTCATTTTAGATACAGCGTTACCGTATTCTACTCTTAAAATAGCTTCAGCTTCATCTACTGATAATTGTTTAGCTGCAATTAATGCATCAACTTCTAAGTTAATAACATCAAGTTGATCTTCTGCTATCACTTGTTCATCATGTTCGTAATACATCTTGTCTTTCAACGGATGATACAGTGATAATAATTTTTGTAAGTTCTGCATTCTAGCCGGAACATATAATGATCCGTTTCTAAATACAATCCTACCAAGAGTTATTTGACCTTTTTGCTCATCAACAAACGGTGAGTTTTGGTTTGTTGCATATCTTAGTTCTCTTTGTTCTCCTTTTTCCTTATCCCACCAAAGTAAAGGTCTTTTTCTTGAATGTCTCCCTGGTACGGTAAATACCAAAGGTTGTTTTATGCCAGACAAAATATAATGTCTGTCTTTTATTTCCCAATTGTCCATAATATAATATAATTAAAAAGTTTATAAAAATAAAGGGCTAGGCGCCGAAGCGCCTATTCCTTTAATTATTTAGATGATTGATTAGTCACCATGTACTGCGTCAGTTTTCTTCAATAATACGAAGTTGTTAGCCGCTTGAACACATAAACATCTCTCAGATAAGAAATGAACGTTCATTGCGTCTTCATCACTTGTATAATTTCCACCAACAGATCCAGTGATCCATGATTTCATTCTTCTATCATCAGCTTCAGAAGCTCTATATCTAACGTGTAAGAAAGGTCTTTTTACGTTTTGACCAAGCATTTGGTCATAAACAGTAGAAGTACCAGCAGGTACGATAATACCTTCTACATCATCAGCGTTACCTCTTGTAGTGCTGTCATTTAAGTATTTCCAGTCAGTTTTATAGAAGTCATAAGAACCTCTTCTGAAACCAGAGAAACCTAAGTTAAGCGCCATATCCTCTTGGTTGTTGAATACACCGTAAGATGTTCCACCAGTTCCGTAAGAATTTTGGTTTGCTAACATTTTGTCAATTGCTAATGCAATATCTCTATTAGCGAAGATCATGTTTTCTTCGATTGATCCTTGCTTATCAAGCTCTTTAAGGATGTTATCAAATTCTACAATACCTTCACCTGAGCCAGTATCACCAAAGTCAGCATCGTTATAAACAATACCTCTTGATTCAACAGCAGCGAAAAGACCTTCAGTACCTTTAGGGCTAAATCCTGTAGCTCCGAATAATGATCCTGGAGTAATAGTTACACCAGAAGCAGTTTTCTCAGCTTCAATCATTGCCATTTCTAACTGATCTTCAAATCTTAATCTTGCTTCGTGCTCAGACTTAAGATACCATAAGTATCCTGAAGTTCCTAATTCAGAAGTTACTTCAACCCAACCGATCTGAGCAGTGTCAGAACCGTTTACACTATACTTGTCTCTAAGAATAATTGGCTTATTGCTATAAGAGTCAAATTTAGCGTCGATTGAATTACCAACCCCTGAAGTTCCTTTTCCGTATTCAGAACCATAAACGAATAACTTGATTCCAGTTATTGCTCCAGATGATGCATCAAATGCAGATCCTGCAGCAGAGAAATCAGCTACACTATAAGGTGCCGCTACGAAAGTTGCGTTACTAGCGTGAATGCTAGTGATATAAGCTTTAACAGTATTTCCACTTTTACTTACAGCGATAGTATCACCAACTTTAAGTAAAGACTTCTTTTGTGCAGCAGTCTGTCTTAAAGCAGATGGACCAGATGCGTCATCGATTAAAGTAAACTGAGAGCTACTATGATCGTCTTGTGCAATCTGTACATCGTTAAAAGCTACGTGGATTCTGCCTTGCTCTGACCATACGACTTCGTCTGAAGCCATAGGCATTTCAGCGCCAACCATTTTCAAGAAACCAGAGATAGTACGATTACCGTATCTTTCTACCTCTTTTTCATATACTTCTGGAAGGAACTGTTTCGCGAAGTTAAAATCATTACCCGCGATGTTTAAATAATTACTCCCAAATAAGTCCTTTACAGGTCTAGGAGTAAGGTGCATTAATTCTGCACCAGTTCCAGCTAATGCCATAGTTTTTAAATTTTAAGGTTTAATTAATTTTGTTAATTTTTACTCGAAGCTTGCTAGAATCATCTCCGCTAATCACTTTAAACTTGGTACCACCACTCTGTATACTATTAGTATGCGTCATGTTTGGTGACATGTTAACGTTCTTAGCTTTTGCCATACTTTCTTTAATAGCATCCGCTTTACCTTGTTCGTAAAAGTGATTTGCAATAGCATCAGGATTATTTGCTGTAAATAAAGCTTTATGATAACCTTGTGGATCCATAAGTTGTTGTTTCTTATCTAAGAATTTACCAACAAAATTATTAATGTCACTTTGGTTATCTTTAACTTTAGCAGCATCTTTTACATTGAACCTGTATTTTTTATCACCAACTTTGTATTCAAAACCTTTGAAATCATCGTTGAACAGTTTTTCTGTTTTGGATGTAAATACATTTCTTTGCTCCTCAACTATCTTTTGATTTTCCTCACTTGCCTCATTGTATCTATTAAAAAAATCAATGGCTTTTTTTTGATCAGGCGTTAACTTAACACCGGCCTTGATCTCCTCATAGTACCTGGATTTTAAGCCATCCAAATGGCTCTTAGCGTTTGCAACTTGCTCTTTTAACGCTAATTTCTTTCTACGAATATCTTTAGCATCGTCGGTTTCATCGTCCCACGAGTAAAGATCTTCCATAACAAACGAAACTTCATCATCTGTTAAATGTGGTTTAGTTTGCTTAAAATATTCTCTTAGTAAAGTATTATCATCGTATTTACTAAAATCTTGATTTAACTTTACATAATCTTCTAAACTACCACCAGTTTCATTCATGAACTCTACTACTTTTTGTATGTTCTCTGGTAGTTGTTGACCTGTTTCTTGCGCTTCTTGAACAGCCTCTTCTACGTTTTCTTGTAGTTTTTCGACTTCTTCTTCAACTTCCTGCTTAACCTCTTCTTCAGTTTTAGCTTTAGGTTCTTCTTCAACAACCTCTTCTAATACAGGTGTTTCTTCCTGTACTTCTTCTTTTACCTCTTCAACAGGTTTTTCTTCAACCTCGTCTTTTGGTTCGTCTAAGTTTACTTTTGTAACCTCTTCTTCAACCACCTCAGGTTTCTTCCTTAAATCTACTTTAGCAGGTTCATTATCATCTTTGTTAACAAACTGCTTAGGCATTTTAGGAAGTTTAACTTTCATATCACCACCTTCTTCGACTACATTGTCGGTTTTAGGTGTTTCAATTTTATTTTCGTTTTTTGACTCAGTAGGTTGAACTTCTTCAACTACCTCGTCGGTTTTTTTCTTAGCCATAATATAATATTATATAATTAAACAAATTATCTTGGATCAAACGCGTTCAATCCAAAACCGCCACCTAATATATCATTACCTGCAGATTCAAAGTTTTTAGGTGGCTTTCCGCTTTTTCTTTGATCTATTAATTCAGATTGTTGCGATGCTTGGATTCTAGTCCTTTCATCTTTACGATCTTCTTTTTCTTTTTCTTTTTTATTAGCAATATTTAACTCCATGTTTTTGAGCTTCATATTAAGTTCAAACTCATGATTCATTAACTCTTTTTTAACTTGAGCTTCTTGCATCATTCTTTCTTTTTCTAATGCAGCTTTACCTTGTTCAAGTTGTAAGTTAGTATTTACCATAGCTTGATTTTTTTGTACTTCAGCCTGCGCAGCAACTTGTTGAGCTTGAGCATTTGCTTGAGCTTGTTGTTGTATGTTTTCTTGCTGCATTTTTTGATCTTGCTCTAATTTTTTCTTACGTCTTATTTTAAGTAATTGATTAGCAAGTTTTACACTTCTAACTTCTCTAATATCTATAGCATCAGATAAATCAATTAAACTAGCTGATAAAGCTGTTTGTATGTTATTTTCTAACATTTGCTTTTCTTCTTCATCTGGTGCTAGTTCGATAAATATACCAAAATCATATAAATGTAAATCACCCATTTCATCTAACGTAGCAACATTGTGATTACCTATTTTTTGTATAAAAGCATCTCTTGTTGGTGAGTATTCTAATACATCAGATACTCTTAATGAAATACCAGCTGCTGTTTCAGATGTTAAATATAAACCAGCTTGTAATATATGCCTTGTAGCTGTATTACTATTTGCAGCTGCTAGTTTTTGTATACCAACTAAAGATTGTTTATCAGGTGTACTAGCATCACGTGCCTCGTTCAATCCGGTGACATCTCTGATCATTTGTAGGTAGTAGTTATATGTTTGTATAAGAGAAGCTAATTTTTGTCCCCCAGAGCCACTTTGTATTTCTTGTATTGGCACTTTACCTGGGTTCATATCACCCTCTTGAGTATATGATCTACCTATAACACTACCAGTTTGGAAGAACATGTTTAATGCTTCCTGTGGGTTATAATTAGTACCATTACCTAAATCTATTTCCGCAAGTCCATCAGCATCTAAATAAACACCATCTGGCACCATCCTTGACATAACTTGCTGTAGTTTTAAATGTGTAAGCTGTATCATGTCAGCAAATGTAGTAACTCTACTAACTAAAGATTCAATACGACCTTTATACATTCTAGGTGCTACTAAACTATAATTCATTTTAACCTTAGTGTAATCACTTTTAGGTCTCATCATATTTTTAGCTAACTCCCATTTCAATAACTTGTTAGTACCTACTATTAATGCTCCTTCATATAAAACCTCTAATGATCTAGATATTTTACCAAACCTTGCTTCAAACTCTGCATCTGCAGGATTCATTTGAGGATTAAAAGTATCATCTTTTATTATAATCTTACTAGCTCCTGTAGATGTTTCTTTTACTTTATAAACCTCGTTCATGTATGTTTTATAATTAAAATATAAAACTTGAACAGTGTTTTTATCTAAGTTGTTTGCTTCTGTTTGTGATCTAAATAAACCACGACTTTGAAAACCAGCACCAGACGCTTCTTCCATATCTTCCTGCGTCAGGTTTGGAAACTGCTTTTTTAATTCATTTAAAGGTATTAACTTAACCTCACCAATGTAATATAAATCATCAAAGAAAGGATCTTCTGTATAAGACCACACTAAATTAGCAGGATCTACATAATCTATTTTTATACCTTCTGTTTCTGTAAACGTATTTTTAACACAACCTATACCTAAAACAGTTAAGTCGTAGTACACACGTTTTCTAATATTTTCGTAATTGTTACCTTCTA